TCAAACACATGCGAATATAACTTTAAAGCGTCGTGTATTGATAGGTAATCGGACTGCTCCCAAGGAAATGTTAACAGACGTTTGGGCTCAATAGGTTTCTTTAAGTGCGGGGCCATGCCCGTAGCAACAGCCCAGCGGGTTATTTCCCATTGGTTGCGATACTGCTGCTGCTGAGCTTCGCGCATCCCTTCCAATTTCAAACGCCAAAAGCGAGGCGTTGAAAGTAAAAACTCGCTTTCGCTTAGCATCATTTCGCCATAAGCAATGCGCTCAATCTTGCGCCAAGTTAGCGGGGCGCTGTCGCCCTTGGCAGTTACTCCCCCGTTGACTCTTCAACAGGTGCAAAAAATTCTGTAATTGCTGCCGTGAATCCTTCCAACGCTGGGCTAATTTCTTGAAACTTTTTAATTGCCGCGCCTAACTTTTGCACGGTTGGGTAAGGCGTCTTTTTATCCTGGGCCTCGTAGCCTTCCAAGATTCCGTAAAACGCGCAGCTCAAAGCAAAATCCATAGACTTTGCTAAGTCCTTTTGCAAGTTTAAATCTGCAAAGGTTTCCATGCCGGCAACTTCCATAATGTTGCGCAGGCTATTCATGTTAAATAAAAGGGGGTGATCAACACCCCCGATTTTTATTGTAGTGCTCATGGCACAAATATAATACTATTAGGCAACAGTGCCAATAGTCAAAGCGCCAGACCCCTGCAAGGTGCCAGTCCAAGTTGCTTTGTCGTTGTTAGGTGCGCTAAGTGACAAGCTAGTAAAGAAAGCGGTACCGCTATATTTTTCGTCGCCTGTTACGTTTGAGCTCATTACAATAGTCAATAAAGTACCTGCTAGCAAATCGGTAGCTAAGTCTTTAAAAGATTGTTGAGTTGCTCCAACGCTTGAATCATCTTCAAAGATTGCTTCAACGTTTAAAGTATAGCCATACTCACCCGCGATAAATTCCTTCGCGCCTGCGCTGTCTTTACTTGTTACGTCGATCATGTCTTTAGAAATGTCGATAGAGTTAGAAGTTGCGTTTGCAATCTTCTTAAGTGAGCCGCTCACATCTTTATAGATGCTTATGAGCGTGCCGTTAACTGGTCCTGTGGTTGGCATGATTATTTATATATTAAGTTATTTTTCTTTGCTAGTTTAGCGAGGATTTTATCCACGCCGTTTATAATTCCGTCCGTTACTCTGCCCGCGTTTTGATCTAGTGCCGGGCGCATAAAAGGGCGCGCTTCTAATATTCCTGTGTCTCTGCCCGTTGTTGATTGGATACGATTTGTTGGCACACCAAATTCAAACATTGGGCCAAGGTAATTATTTTCGTATTCCTTACGCAATCCTATTAATACTTTGGTCTTATTGTCCTTATCCTTGCCAGTAATAAAGCCGATGGATGCCGCCAAGTCTCCGCCTTCCTTTGGCGCTAGATTCTTTGCGCTATTAATTATGGGTAATGCCTGAGCTTTAAGCATGCGCTGAAATTCGGGGTTGTCGATTTCGACCCCCATTGCTTTTAAGGCGTCTATAACCTCGGCAATATTTTCAACGTTCTTGCTCACTCTGTTAGTTCCGTTTGCAACTTCAAATATAAATTCCTTGCTAGGTTTGCAATGTTAACAATGTTGTGATTAAGACCCGCGTCAACTATTCTATGCTTAACGCTTACCGCTGAATTATAGCGGATAGTATAGTAAACAATTTGCTTATGCTCTCTGCGGTCCGCATTCACTTGCTCGCTGCCGCTTTCCTGTTCTACGCGCTGAGCCCAAGCTGTTGCATATTCAGTCCACGTTTGTAATTTCTCACCTGTATTCGCGTCGATAGTTTCCGCATAACTCTGCAAACTAACTAGTACGTCCATAGATCCCGACTGCATTAGAGTATGATTTGGATTTTGTAAGGATCTAAAAGATACTCGAAGCCTAAAGATATCTTGGCTTGTATGGTTCCAACTACAATAGCATTCCTGTTATCATAGTATTGGCCTACCAAAAGCAAAGCGGCGTGTTTAATTGCCATCGGAAAAATAGTATCTGGGTCAACGCTAGCCGTACCTACTGGATTAAATCCCTCGCTTACTTCAATAATATACTTAATTGTATCGTCTGTAATTGAGTCGGGCGCAGTATTGATAAAAATATTTCGTGAGTAGTTGCCCATTGGGTCGGGTGCTACTATCCAATCACTGCCAGCAAATGCCGTTACCGCTTGGCTAGAGTTTACATAACTTACAGAGTTCACAGCCAACACGCGGCTATTTACGCGCAGGTAATTGCCAGAAGGTATGTCAAGACCATTTACGGGATTGATTAGCGCAGGCGACCCCGTAAAGCTATCAAAGCCATATTTAGCCGTTCCCTTCTTGATTGAGTATCCCAAATAATTGCTACAGGCGTCAACGGCCATACTGATTAAACCCGAAATATAACTGTCGTCATCGGAAGCCGTAACGCGCAAATGCTGTTTAGCGTCGGCCAAACTTAAATAGTCGGTTGCTACATTGGCAAAGGCTGTGTATCTTCTGCTTTTAAACATTATTCTGCGTCTAATTCGGTCTCTGGGTTTGTCGGTTTCTTTTTGGTCTTAGGTGCAGCTACAACTTCAACAGCACCAGCCTCAAGTAATAACTCGGCTTGCTTTGTTTCAATGTCTACCACTTCGCCCAAGTTGTAACTTAGGTTAAATATTCCTGTTGGGTTGATCAAAAATTTTACTAACATTTGGCCCGTGGGGGGTGCAGTCAAGACCCCCCGCAGCACTCGGACTTTTACGCCCCCGAGCGGGCTAGTGATTAGGCAACGATGTCCTTACAAACTGCGAAGGCAGTAGGCTGCAACAAATTGCAATCCATGTAAGCGTTAAGCACAACGTTAGTTAAGCCAGCAGTAGCACCAGAATAAGGGTCAACTGTGAGCTCCATTCCGCCGAAACTCGCAATAGCCATCTTGCTGAAGTCTCCAAAGATCATTGCAGACAAAGTGCTAGACGATCCTTTAGACAAGTTGCTAGGAACCAAAGTTGTTGTCGCAACATTGTAACCGTTCAACTCAGTGCCACCAGAAGGCCAGATAAAGTTTCCTTCAACACCTGATGCTTGACGGGCAGTAGTTTGCAATTTAGCTTTCACCAATGGGTTAGTCAAGTAAGCAACACCGTTTCCGTTAGCGTTCTCTACTGCTTTCATCAAGTTAACTACGTCAGCCCAAACTGGAGCGATTCCGTTAGCGTTGGTAGAGTTAGAAGTTGCGCCACCTGCGAAAGTTACGTTAACGTTAGCGTTTGCAATAATACCAGTAGGCTCGTTAGAACCACCGCCTTTAATAGCAGCAGTTTCCAAAGATTGGGCCATAGCATTAAGCAACCAATTTCTAACGTAAGCATCAATCGAGTTGCTAGATTGCAACATCAACTGGTTAGACACCTGAATATAGGCAGCCAAACGCTTAGGGCTAAAAGTGATTTTTGAGAAAGCGGGGCTCTTTTCAGTAGCTGTTCCGTTTTCAGTATTCCAACCTGCGCTAGGTACAGTGCTAGCAGTAGGCATATCCAAGTTGCCAACCAATCCGCTCAAACGTTGAACGCCCAAGTTAGCTAAAACTGTGCGAGGCAACAAAACGTCAATGATTGAACCTACAGAAGTTTGAACGTTAACACCACCTTCAGAACCTGAAGTACCGCCTGTTGCAGTCATGTCACGCTTAAATACCGCGGAAGGGATTTTAATAGAGTGAGCAGAAACGCTAACGCCTGAACGTTGGAACTCGTCGCCACCCATTGCACTAAATTCTCCTTCAACACCTTCACGGCGTCCAGTAACAGCCATTTCAATAGCGCGCTTAAAGCTGTAAGCGTCGGCCATGTTAGACTTTTCTTTTTCTTCGCTACGGCTTGCGCTGTGGCCTGCTGCCTGAGCTGCAAGGTTTTGCAATTTCTCTAAGGTTTCAACCTCTGCTTTGATCGCGCCTAAACGGGCTTCGATTTCGCTTAAGCGGTTAGTTTCAGTGTCAGCCATAGAACGCGCTTCGCGCTCGATAGTTGACTGCAAGGTAGACAATTCGCCGAGCAAACGTCCACGCTCTTCTTTTAGGGCTTTAATTTTATTCATGATTTTTGTTTTTTTTAATAGTTTGTATATCTGGCTAACGCTAGTTTTAAAATATCCGCGCTTACTTGACTTTGTTTTGCGGCTTCAATTTCTAACTCTTGGTCTCTGGTTGCTGCAATGCTGCGAGCGTCTGCTTCTGTATCCTCGTAAGCGGGATAAGTTACAGGGCTAACATCGTAAAGGTCCTCAATAACTTTAATAGTACGCTTTCCCATTGTGCCGTATTTTTCTGACTCGCTCCAGTTCTGCTCTTTGATTGTAAAAGCAAATGAGCTTTGCGTAATGTCTCCGCGCATAATAGAACGCACAACGCTCATGTGCGTAGGGTTCTCGTAATCTGGAACCCAAGTATATTCAAGATTGCCGTCGCCATTTACAAACACTCTGCAAGTGTCTGCCTTTGTGCGGCCCAAAATTAAGTCGGCTTCATGGTTAAACAAACAACGGATATCGTAATCCTTACTCAAAGCATTGTCAAACGCCCCTGCCATTATCACCTCTTCAAAATATCCAAGGTCAGTTACTGAATTAATAACGGCAGCGATGCCACCAATTTCTTTTGGCATGCCTTCGCCGTCTGCTCTGGTGTGGACGGTGCCCGTAAATGTGCGCCTTTCTTGTTTCATTTTAATTTATTGTTTGGTTATTTACGCCGTCTGGGTTATTGTTTTTGTCTGCCGTAGCCATAAGGTTTGCAATCTTCGCGTCCATATACTCGTTAATCTGACTGCTAGGCATTAAGTTGGCTTCAATTAAATACTCGTCGCCACCATCAAACGCGTTAACATCCTCGTAAACCCGCGCCTCGTTACGTGAAAGCCAGCCGCCGCGAATGCCTTTATTGTAATAGTCTGCGCGCTCATTGGCGGAGGCCCTCAATAGTGAGTTAAAATTAAATTTAAAGTAATATGTAAGCTTGTCATTTTCTGTAAGCAACTTACGCGCTAGCTCTTGCTCAATGTTAATTGCGTAGCTCATTAAAGTGCGGGCGTAAAAATCTTGGTATTCCTGTTCAACGCTTGACTTAATCCCTGCCGTTGCGCCTATCATAGAAGCAGGCACTCCAAAGATTCGCGCGATTTCCTCGCTGCTGAATTTACGGGTCTCCAAGTACTGTGCCTCTTCAGGGCTTAGGCTTAATTTCTCCATCTTGATGCCGTTGGGAAGCACAGCGCTACGGCTTGCTCCGTCTATAACATCGTCGAGGGATTTTTTCAAAGGCCCTGCTTGATCTATTTTTATTTGGGCGTCTGACGTTAACAAAAATTTCAATACTCCATTTTTATAAACTCCCGCGCTCTGGCTGATTGCTGCCAAGTCAATGCCTAAAGTTTCTGCGTGCAATACTACAGGGCTCAAACCTACTAGCGGATTGTCGCCACACATTCCTTTAAAGTGTAGCATTTCAGTAGCAGGGATCATGCCCGGATATCCTGCCAGTGTAACCTTGTAAAACAAAAGCCCGTCCTGCATAACAGGAGTAACATACTGCGGCGCGATTGGGTGCAACTCGATGCCAATGTTTCGCACATCGCGATTAATAAAAGCGTAAGCGTTACCAGTTAGCGCCAAGTGGCTAGTCATGTACTTAGTAAAATCGTATTTAGTTTGGTAAGGGTTGGGCTCGTTAGTTAAAGCTGTGGCGTAGTGGATTATTATTTGATCCCTATTCTGGCCGTCGTCTTTATACAACTTCAACCCCAGCCCCGCGATTCCATCCGCAATAACTCTAACGCAAGCGTGCACGGATGCAATGCTTAACGCCGTTGTATTATTTACAGCTTGGCCGCTTTTGGTTTGATAGCCAAAAATATTGTTTAAAGTGTTAACGAACCAGTCCGCGGGCTGCGTTAGCATTGACCGCTTTTCTGTTTTCCGTTCCCAAAATCGTAGATTCATCGGTGCAAATTACAACTCCTTAAATTCTGCCTTGTTAACAAATCTTATTTATTACGCCCCTGTGCTAGCCACCTGCAAAGAGCCGAACGAAATACATCGTAGTTTTTATAGCGTGGCACGCCGTACCTTTCCAGATACTCTGCCTCGGTTGCGTTATAGGCATCCTCGTAAGTCCTGAACTTTGGCAGGTTAAAATAATACTTGTTCATAAAGTCGTCTACAAATCTCATAAGCTTATAAACCAAAAGTCTGTTTCTTTTTCTTTGGCAGCATCCTGCATAGCCGTGCCCAATGCCATTACAATAGATACAGGCCCGTCGACCTTATCGCCGCTCTTTGCTTTGTTAATCTTGATATTGCCCGCAGGATCATTTGCAAGTAATACGTTACCCATCATCCAACGCGTAACTGGGTTGCCATCGTGTTTAAGCCTACCGTCTTTTACTAGGCGCTCCAGTTCTTTAGTTGGGCTACTCATTGAAATAAACCCCTGCCCAAATGGAAACATTTGCAATCCCTCGTTTTGTAAATCTATTACAAGCTGCGAAGCGTTGAAACGATCGTAAGCAATATCCTTAATATCAAACTCTAAAGCCAAATCTAATATTTGCGCTTTGATAAAATTATAATCCGTTACGTTGCCATCGGTTGCAGTAATTACACCGTCTGCAATCCATTGCCTAATAGAAGCCCCGGCTGCGTCCTTACGGCGATAGGCTGCCTCGCTTGGCAAAAAGTACCAAGTCCTAATTGCTGAGTATTCGGGCCAATACAAAGTAAAGGCGCAAAAGTCCCCAGTGCTCGCCAAATCCAACCCGCCGTAACAAATCCCGTCTAGTTTTTGTAACTCGGCGCATTCCATCCAAGTACTGTCATTAATCCAAGTCATTGCCGTATCTGTCCACACATTTAACAACTTTGTTTTAAATTCGACTTCTTTGTGTACAAATTCCTTTGCCTCGGTTAGTGCCTGCTCTAACTGACGCGGGTAAACCGAAACGCCCCAATTAGGATTAGCCTTGGCCCAGTTCGCCGAGTCTGTCCAGTCGTCGCCCTCATCCAAAGTATAGATCACGGAAAACAAAGCATCGTCTACAATAGCGCCAGATAAAACCGAGGCGCAGTAATTGCGATGCTTATAGCAAGGCGACTCACGATTAAAGCCCGCCGTCGTAATTGTAAATAACAACGGTTGCCTCCTTGCCCCCATCGAGTTGCGCAATACGTTATAAAGCTCATCGTTTGGGTGCGCGTGGTATTCGTCAATAACGGCAAAGTGCGTATTTAGTCCGTCCTGTTTACTTGGGTTCCACTCGAGGGGCTTATAGATACTTTGCCCGTAAAGGATGCGCCTATTGTTTACTGAGTTGTTAACGGTTAACGATTCTGCTAGCCAGTCGACATTTTGGCAAACCCTTACGCTTTCTGCAAATACCATCATTGCCTGATCTAACTTTGTAGCTGCGCTATAAACTTGCGCAGCGCTTTCCCCGTCGGCCATTAGGCCGTAAAGCATAACAGCACTGGAGAAAGTAGATTTGCCATTTTTTCGGGGAACCTCTACATAAGCCCGCGTAAATCTGCGGCTGCCGTCGGGATTGAGAAACCCGAACAGATTCCAAACTATAAACGCTTGCCACCCTTCCAACTTAAACGGCTTGCCGGCATAGTCGCCCGTCGAGTGCTCGAGCTGTTCTATAAAGTCGATGGCATGCTGCGCGTAGTTTTCACTAAACGCCCAACCGTTAGCGCGATCCGACAGATAGCGGTTAACAGCATTGCGCACGTGTTCGCACACAACTACGCGCCCAGAAGTTACGCCCTCAATATATTGCTCAGCTATTGGCAAAGAAATAATCTAAAGCTATCTGCGCAAGGTATTGGTTTCTGTAAAGGTGCGGAACTTCAGCCCAGAGTCCATCCTTTCCACATGGCTTAAAGCCGCTGCCTTGATCACGGCAAAGGATAAAATGCAAGCCGCTTGGCTCGATTCTAAAACTTACGCCCTCGGTTAATTCCACTGGCTCGGTTGTTTCAATTTTCTTTTTCATGCTATTTTTGATTTTTGTAAAAGTTCCAATTTACTTACTGGCGCGCTCTTGCCTGTTTCAATCTTACCGCGTGCGCTTGGCGTCACTCCAAATAGTTGCCCCATTTGTGTAGCTTGCTTAAGTGCTCGGCTCCTAACATCGTACCAGGGCGAAATAACTTTATCGCCGAAACGATTTAACACAACTTCGCCCTCCGCCTCTGTCATTCCGCACGCTTTCTTATAAAGTCCTAACTCGTTGCAGTACCCGGCAACTAACCCAAGATCAACGCCTGTTAACAAATGATTGTTTTTTAATTCCTTGCAAGTGATATCCCAGTACTCAAAGCCCAAAGCGTTTAAGTGCGCAGGCGGTTGTGGCACCCCTTCGCT